ACCAAAACGCAGATCTACGGCGACATCATCCTGGACAAAACCGTCACCGCTGCCGGCACCACTGGCGCGCAGACGATCAACAAGACCTGCGGCAGCGTGAACTTTGCAGCTGGCGCTACCTCGCTCGTCGTCACAGACAGTCGCGTCACAACGGCAAGCGTGATCATCGCCACCGTCGCCACCAACGACGCGACGATGAAAACAGTCCTTGTCGTAGCCGCTGCCGGAAGCTTCACCATCTACGCCAACGCCGCCGCCACGGCAGAGACGCGCGTCAACTTCATCGTGATCAACTAGGACAAAAGCAATGCCACTCAATCGAGACGACATCATCAGCGAGGCCAACGTCGCAGGCTCTCGTGGGATCACGTGCGACCGGGCGGAAATCGTTATTGACCCGATCACCCGCAACCTGCGCGTGAACTTCAACTTGGTCAAGATCACCGTCCTGTCTGATAACACGATATTCCTGGAGCAGCAAATGCCGATCAGCGTTGATCTGACGGACGGAACCGGGACAAAGACATTCCCGATCTATAACCGTCGCACCGGGCTGCCATTGGCAGGCAATCAGACGCGCCCTTACGACACTCTGACGCGCGATCTGATTTCCCTGTTTTTCGAGACAGCCAAACAGGCAGGGGTGGTGTGATGCCAGAACCAGACTACAGACAATCAGACGTGACGGGCCAGAAGTGGCGGCGCAGCTGTCACGGCGAATTCGACAATGCGCACGGCAAGGTGCCGTGGATCCGGTTTGATTGGGAAGACCGGGTGGCGCTCGCAGACGGCACCACTCTCGGCACGCCGGCAGGGGCTACTCTGCGGCACTTCAACGATCCGACGGAAACGCTTGCTCTGTGCAATCCTGAGACCGGCGCGCCGACCGGGCAAACCATCACGCACGGCGATTTGTATGCCATCCTCTGGAGCCTGGCGATGGAGTCGGCCGCGCTGCAGGATGCAGCAGAAGCAGAGGAGGCCGCACGCCTGGCAGCCTACGGGGTTGCATAGATGCGCACGCAGTACAGCTCGCATCGTCGATACCGCGAACAGGACGTTACCTATCGCGGCGTATATTCAACGGCAGGATCGCCAGCGATTGCTGATTCGCTTGACATTTTTTATGTCGACTTTGCGGTGATGTGCTCTTGTGCCGGAGTGCAATTCGAAGGAATTTTAGACACTGCAGACAATGAGCTTTTCGAAACTGTGAGTGCGAGCACGCATCGTTTGAGGTATGAGGCAGCAGGTTCAACCCTGCAGGCGTCAGCAGATATAAGCGTCGGCGGGTCGCTGTATCGCGTGGTGAACATTCCGCGCCGCATCTCTCGCAGTGAGATGGTCGCCGAACTGGTGAAACAGCCATGATAATCGATCTCGAAACCGCCATTCTGGCGCGCCTGACCGCCATCTGTCCGGTCGGATCTGTCCTTCTCGGCACATACGACCTGATCGATTTCACCGACGACAACACGGCGCCGGTTACTCTGCAAATCCGTTTGGCTCGCATGTCGCCATACGGCCAGACAGGGAAAACGGTCAGGCTCGGCCTGCAATGGACGTGCAGCGTTTTTGTCGACGTTCCGCTGGCGACCAATCAGCAGAAGACAGAAGCCGATACGATTTTGTCATCGGCAATGACTGCGCTTGCAGGATGGGAACCGACGCCCGGCCGTGAGTGCCAGATTCTCGACGGCGACGAAACAAGCTTTGACGGTCGCATTTTGCGCCTGTCGTTTGGATTCAATCTGCCGGCGCATGTCGTCGGAATTTAAGGAGCATTAAAAATGGGATCAGCATTCATTGGCAAGGCAAAAGTGCGAGTTGCTGCCTGCGCCGACGGCACAACTTTCGAGAATCGGCCTTTCCGCTACCTGGAGAACGTCAGCAATTTCCAATTCAGCTTCGCCGAAGAGGAAAAGAAGCTGCTTGACTATGCCAGCGCATCCGGCGGCGTCGACGCCTCAATCAAGCGCATTACCGACGCCACCGGCACGATGGACCTTCGGCACTTCACCGCCGATAACCTGGCGCTTGCCCTGTGGGGCACCACTGCCGACCTGACCGCCAACGCGATTGTCGACGAGGCTGGATACAAGATCGTCCCCGGGAAGTTCGTTCCGACGAAACGGCTGATCAACACGACCGTCGCGCCTGTCGTCAAAAAAGGCGCTACCACGGTCGATGTGGCTGACTACACCGTGAGCGCTGGCGGCATCACGATCGCCGCGGCGATCACGACCGCCGGCGTGGTATCTGGCGACGCTATCACCATCAGCTACACGCCGCAGGCCGGCGCCGATGTCCAGGCCCTGATCACCAGCGCGCCAAATGTCTCGATCCACGTCGAGGGCGTAAATGAGGTCGACGGCAAGTACACGGTTTTCAAGGGTTTCAAGGCCAAGCTCGGCGTTGCGCAAAACGTCGGCCTGATCGGCGATGACTTCGGCACTCTGCAGGTATCGTTCTCGCTGCAGAAAGATGAGACGATCACGACACCAGGCAAGTCTCAATATTTCGAGATGCAGCAGGCGAGCTAAGCCGACATGCCGGCCACTCGCACCATTCAGCTAGGCGAGCGCTCCGTCACCGTCCGCGAATTGACGGTGGCGGACGTGCGCGCTCTGCTGATCACCGCGCCGCGCCAAGCCGACCCGCTGCACGCGCTCGCCTTCGACGGATTCGGCTTGCATGACCTCGCCTGCCAGTGCGACGCAACCGCCGACGACCTCGAGCCATTCGCGCCGAGCGATCTGCAGCCGCTGGTCGATGCCTGCAAGGGCCTGAACCCGCATTTTTTTCGAGTGCGGGCGGCTCTGTCCGGAGTCGCCCGGATGATGCTGGCCGAAGCCGAGCGGATGGCATTGACCGATCATGCATCGCCCTGATCATGGCGCACGGTCACAGCGACCCATGGCGCTACCCGTGGCGGACGTATGAGATAGCCGTCGAGCTGGCAAATAAACAGGCGCGCGCATGAGCACGAAAGTTGTCATTACCGGCGACGCATCGGGAGCCATCAAGGCTGTCGAGCGCCTGAAAACCGAGCTGAACGGCCTGTCTGCGCTGTCGACAAAGGCATTCTCCTTCGGTGGCGCGCTCGCAGGAACTGGCGTAGTTGCCGGACTCACGGCGATCACCAAGAGCGTGATTGACGCCGGCGATGCGCTCGCGAAGATGTCGGTCAAGACCGGCATCGCCGTCGAAGACCTGAGCAAGCTGCAATATGCCGCCGACCTCTCCGGCGTCAGCACGGAACAGCTTGAGAAGGGCCTGGTAGCCCTCGGGCAACAGATCGCCGCCGCCGGCGCAGGCAACCCGGAAGCCGTCAAGCGATTCGACGATCTTGGCGTCGCTGTCCGCGGAGCTGATGGAAAGATCAAGGCCGGCATCGATGTCTTCTACGAACTGGCCGACGCCATCGCCGCCCTGCCTGAAGGCGCCGCGCAAACAAACGCTGCCATCGGGCTTTTTGGGCAGAAGGTCGGAAAAGACCTCGTTGTCGCGCTCGCTGGTGGATCGGAAGCCCTCAAGGCAATGGGCGCAGAGCTCGAAAGCCTCGGGGGGCTGATGAGCACTGAGCTGGCCAAAGCGAGCGAGGAATTCAACGACAACATTGACCGCCTCAAGACTTTGGCATCAAGCGCCGGCGTGTCGATTGGCAATGCGCTGATTCCGTCGCTGAACAAGCTGCTCGGCGAGTTTATGGCCGCCAAGCAAGCCGGGCTAGGTCTATTCGATTCCGTCGCCGTGACCGGTCAAATCGCCCCGTTGGAGGCGTCGATTGATCGCGTCAAGAAAAAGCTCGCCGAACTGAATGCCGAGAAGGATTCCGGAAAGGGGCGCGGCCTGCTGGGCGCAATCACCGGCGCGTCTGTGTTCGATGACATCGCCAAGCAGGAAAAGCTCCTCAAATTCTACGAAGGCTTGCGCGGGAAAGAAGCCGGCCAGGACGAGGACACGACGGCAAAGCGCATCGTCATTGCAAAGCGGCTATCCGACACGCTGATCAAGCTCGACCAGCTGCGCGGCATTGCGTCCGGCAAAGTCTCTGCCGAAGTGCTCGACGACGACACCAAGCGCACCGCGGCGCAGATCGCCAACGCCGAAAAGCTGCGCGACGCACTGAAAACAGCCTGGCAGGCGAGCATTGACGGCGCCCGCAAGGCCAGCGAGGAAGCCGCCAGTCTGGTCAGCAGCGCCGCCAACATCCGCAAGGCTGGCGTCGACAAGGCCGAGGACATCCGCCGCAGTGCGCTGCCGGAAGCAGATCAGGCCGCGCTCTACCAGCGAGACTATGCTCGCCTGTCCGACGAGGCCGTACAAACTGCGCTTCTCGCCAAGATGGCCGCGCAGCAAGGCCGCCTGGAAAATGCCGCCCGCCTGGCCGACGAAGCGACCAAGACCGCCGAGCGCGCCGCCAGGGCCGGCGACAAGCTGACGGCACCGGAGGACCGCGCCCGAGCGACTGAGCGCGTAGCCGATGCGCAGGCCACCGCCGAGGAAGCCCGCGCCGAAGCCAAAAAACGCGAAGCCGCCAATCTTGAGGACGTCGCCCGCGCGCAACAGGCGACGATCGCAGACCTCGACAAGCAAATCACCGACCTGCAGACCAAGGCCGCGGCCGTCAAGGTGCAAGCCGACATCACCCAAGCCGTTGGCGAAATCGCCACCCTTCAGGCACAGCTCAACGCGCTGCAGGACAAAACCGTGACAGTCACGGTAAACACCGTCCAAACAGGCGCTGAGGCGACTACCGCAGACGTCTCGCTGGATGGCTTCGCGCGAGGCGGCTACACCGGCCCCGGCGGCAAGTATCAGCCCGCTGGCATCGTGCACGCCGGTGAATTCGTGGTGCGCTCCGAGATCCTGCGCCAGCGTGGTGCACTGTCACTCCTGGAGCGACTCAATCGCTACGGGCTGTCCGCTATCCCCGGCTACGCCGACGGGGGCCTGGTCGGCCGCCTGTCTGTCCCCAACGTCCAACCAAGCGAACCAGCCAACGCCCGCGCCGCCGCCACCTTCAACTTCCCGGGCATGGGCTCCTATGCCGCCGAGCTCAAGCCCTACGATTTCGACCGCCTGCAGCGAGACTTCCAACGCGAGGCTCTGCGCAGTGGTGGGCGACGATGAATACCACTTTCCGGCCAGCCGTCGCAATCGCTGGCCTGCACCACCGGGCACTCGGCAACCGCCGGCCCGGCAACCCGCTCAGGACGACCGAATGACGATCAACGTCAAGAGCCTGACGATTCACCTGTACGGCACGGGGCATGCTGCCCTTGCCACCCTCAACCGCAAACTGGAGCGCATCATGGCCACCCAAACCGAACTCGCTGCACAACTGACCGCGATCAATGCCACCCTGACCAAAATCGGCGGCGAGACGCAATCCCTCCTGGATAAAATCCAGGAACTCGCCGCCGCGCTGGCTCAGGCCGGCGAGACGACCCCAGAAGTCGACGCCGCTTTGGCTGCTTTGACTGCCCAAGCTGACGCCGTCGACGCTTTGGTGGCTGATCTCCCCGTCACGCCTGACCCGGTGATCCAGGACCCGGTGATCCCTGATCCGATCGTCCCTGATCCGATCACCCCGTAACCCGTCACCCACCACCTAACCCGCACCACCGGGCATTCGCCCGGCCGGTGCTGTCTGGCCTAGAAAATGATCATTCTCAAGCTTGGCACTCTGGAGATCCCGCTACGCGCCGCGCTCGACATCGATCAGACCTACGAGTTCATTGGCGGCGAAACGACCTTGCGCACGATTTCAGGCGATGGGATCAAGCAGGAGACGTGGAAAAAGACGCGAACGACGATCAGCGGTGGCGGCTGGATTCCGCCATTGCTGCAGTCTCTCGACACGACCGCAGCAATGCTGGTCGCCTGCGTCGCCCCGCAAGCGCTGCTGATGGACGTCGGGCGCCAGGCGACGCTGCCAGCGGCTCGCCGCTCCGATGCGGGTCATACGCCATGGGCGGTTGCCCTGCTCCCGGACGGCGGAACCCGCGCTGCCTCTCTCGTGATCAATGGCAACGTCGCGACTGCCGGACAGGTGATCGGCGACACCATCGGATACATCGTGAGCTATTACCCGCTGCTGACCTGCTGGGTCAACCGGCCCGTGCAATCCTTCTCCCGTGGTGGCGCGTCCTACCGCTGGGAAATCGTCGCCGAGGAGGTGTGAGCCATGGCTGTTGATGCACAATGGGCCTATGTTGTCGTCATGATGCCGCTATCAGCGGATTTTTTAGACGCCCGCGGCAACGTCACGATTTTCGGCACGCTGACGGAGATCCTTGACACCGTCGGATCCCCGTTTGGTGCGGGCGATGCGGCTTTTTTTGGCGGCTCGGCGTCCGGCCCAAACTACTCCGGCGGGTCTGTTGACGGCTACGTCAATCTCTCGACTGACTTTTCCATTCAACTCGCTTTCCGCACCGAGGATGGAGGGCATGGTGGAGCGGACGCAGTGCTGATTCAGATCGGCGAGACTGGCGCTGCCGGAACGATGCGCATCATCTGCAACGCATCCTCCAACCCGGCGCAGCTGCGCGTGCAGTGTGACTCCGGCGCAGGCTACGTCGACCTCATCGGCTTCGTCGCGACCGATGTATCTGACGACACATGGCACTGGCTGCAACTCGACCGCATCACGCATACGTTCTACCTCTGGCTGGACGGTGTCCAATATTCGACGGCGACGATGGCCGTCGCCATGGGCGGGAATGGCGTCTATCTCGGGCAGGACGGGCAATCGCAAAATCTCTACAAGGGGTGGATGGCGCAGCTGCGCATTACGGTTGCTGACTATCGGGCGAGCCACGCTGTTCCGACGGACCCCTGGCCGCGTCCGACCATTTCCGGCACCGTGCTTGACCTGGCCGGCCTGCCCATTCGCCGGCTGATTCGAGTCATCCCGCGCGCGCAGGGTGTGCACGTGCTATCCGATCTGGTCACAGGCCAGTACACCGCCTATCCGACGACCTACGACGAGCAAATCGTGCTCCGCATCGATACCGACACCGACCCGCCCGTCGACGGTGTCGGTGTCGAAAATTGCCTCGTCTATGATCGCGTAACACCTGGCAGCTGACCATGCCTTACTCGCCGCCACTTTTCGACGATGTCGATTTCCAGAGCGATGGCGTTGTCTACGCCCCGCCGAGCTATTTCGGAGTGAACTTCTGGCTCGGTGCGCCGCCGGTCATCGTCTATCCGCCAACCTACTCGGGGACCGCCGGATCGGGTGGCGGTGCGCCTGGAGCATCGGCTGCCGTATGGGCCGCCGTCGTCCGCATTGCTGGCGTCGACCTGTCATCCCGCATTGTCGGCGACATCCGCATCGAGGCAAGCGAGGGCGCCGCGCGCATCGCCGAACTGACTATCTTGCCCGCCGCCGGCTCAACATTCGCGATTGCCGACTGGTCCGGCAAGGGGCTGACAATCGACATTGCCGACATGTCGTCTGGCGTTGCCACCGACCAGCGCCGACTCTTCACCGGCCTGATAGATACGCCTGCGCTAGACATGGAAACGCGCACAATCGGCCTTCTCGCCACTGACAACCTCCAGAATCGCGTCGAAGCGCTCAGCGCTGTCTCGATTGACGTGCTCGTCCCTGGGGGCTATCACTCGCCGGTCATCTTCGACCGCGCCGCCCGCGGCTGGTCCCGCGCGCAGGATCGCCTGGCGACTGTCCCAGCATCGCTCGACCTGAGCCCAACGGGCGATTTTCGGCTCACACCATGGGCGCCGCGTGCCAGCCCGAACATCGCGTTCACGGACGAGCACATCCTCGACGGATCGCTACGCACGACGCAAGCGGCGAGGCACCAGATCACCAACCGCGTCGACATCGATTTTGCCTACCGCTTCCCTCGGGTGAAGACGGAAGGCTACGAAATTGCAGATACCTACGTCACGCTGGGCAGCATCGGTGCACACGCCGCAGCCGGTAACTGGTTCCTTACCAGGGCTGCCGTCGAAGCCGCAATCGCCGCTGCGGGTGGCGCAATCTCGACGATCACCTATACCGATTTGCCCGCATTCAACGTCCCGCCCTGGGTCATGGGGCCCAGCGACTACCTGCTGTGCATGGGCTGGGTTGCGCTCGTGAGCTTCGATTACGCTCAACAGATCGAGGAGCAACACCAAATAACCGTCACGGCTCCAGAATCCATTGCCGTCGTCGGCACGCTGCGCGATCGACTGTCCGGCGCACTGGTCGGCGAGTATCCACCGCTCGAAGCTGTCGAGCACAGCATGTTGCTCTACGCTAAGTCCATCTCAACGATCCCGCCAAAAGACCGCGCGACCGTGTCCAATGGCTTTACCACAAGCGCCGACGTTACGCTGACGACAGACACAGACCGCGCCGCAGCCAATGCCGCGATGGAAACGCTGATTGCCATCGCCAAGACAAAAATATGGGCATCACATCGCCGTAACAGCGTGTCAGCATCCGTGGCCTTGAATCCCGACATTGATCTGCCGAGGACAATCGGCATTGAGATCCCCGGCAGGCTCAGCGCGCGCGGCAAATGCCAGAGCTTGACACATACCCTGTCGCCCGCCACCGGCCAGGCGACCACCAGCTTTTCGCTTGCGATCTGCTCTGTAGCGGGCACCGGCATCGTGCACCCGGATACGCCAATCGCTGCTCCGTCCGGATCCTTGCCGGCAACGACGCCGCTTGCGGACGTTCCGTATGCCGATTTCAACTACGGCCCCAACGAAGACCACATTCTGACCGTCACTTTCCCGGCGGTTGCAGACAACGAGCGCAACATGTCTATCCTGCCGCTGACATCGAGCTATTCAGCGGAAATCCTCGAAGACCTGTTCGATGTGACGTTATGACCGTCTCACTACCACCGCCTCGTCCGCCTGTTGGCGCCGACCTGGTGCAATCCCTGGAGGATATGGTCACTGCCACCGGGCTATCCACCTACCGGGCGAAACAACTGCCGCCCTCCGTCTCATCCCCGCCGATCCCGGCCCGAACCGGCAAAGCCAGCTCTGCAGGGGCGCCGGTGTGAACGCGGACAAGGTCGTCATCGCCCGCGAACATCTGGCTACAGGCGTTGGAACGACTACGCGGCGTAACAAGGTATTGCCCGCGCCGATTCTGCTTGTCCCGATCCCGGAACGCATCGGCAAGGCCGGCCCGCGCCTGGCTGCTGGCGATTACATCGAGTTTGACTATGCGCTTCGCACGCTCGAGAACGACAACGCGATGACGTACCAGTACGAGATGCTCAACACGCCGCTGATCGGCGACATGGTGCTTTACCTCCAACCAAGGCCGCGTGACACGACTGCCGGCGACTCAAACTATTTCCCGTCGGCTGTCAAACTGACGACCACCGACAGCCTGTTGACGACCGATTACCAGTTGCCGCTGCAGGCCGCGATCATCCGCCCGATCGCCGGCGCCGACAGGATCGCCGGCTTCGTCGCCGTCAATCCGGTGTCCGAGTGGTTCCCGAAAACCGACATCGTTCGCGGGCCAACCGGCGTGCACGCCATGGTGCGCAAAGCCAAGGTCGTCGACATGTTCGTCGACGGAGTGGATGAGAAACTCTACCTCAAGCCGCCTCCCTACGCAGCACCGGCTGGCAATGGCCTGTGCGTGCTCGATCAAATCACGAAGCTTGGCGACCCGTGGCACGGGCTTATCCAGGGCGGCACGATGCGCTTGCCAAACGGGGCGACGAGGCCGGCGGCAAGGCCCGGCCTGGTTAATGGCAACCTCTATGCGCTGGTGCCCTATGGCGTCACGCCAACAGAATCAGCAGACGCCGCCGATGTCGCGGCCGGCCGAACCTGGCTGAATTACGGCCTTCTCGCAGGCTTCTGTCTCTACGAGCAGTCCATCGCCGTCTATGGTGCATCCTGGGTCTACATCGCCCCGGATAATTCCACCTGGCGAGTCCAATATACGCACAGCTTTGACCTTGGCGTTTGGGGGCTAAGCCTGCGCTTTTATCCGCTGCGCCGAACATTCCTGACGCTGGACAAAGGGGGCGGTCTCGTCCAAACGATTTTCGCACCGATCAACCCAAGCAGCTCGGCTTACAGAAACGGCGTGCTGTACGACATCGACAGCAAGGGCGCCAACGCGGTCTTATTCAACGATTTTGGCGTCAACCGCGGCGCGTCGCTGATCAACATTCAGGGCATTCCGCCGGCTGCAACGGCGACCAACACATTGCTGTGCGACGGGTCTCCAGCTGGCAACGTGTACAGCATGTCAAAAAGAGTTATAAGCAGTTTCAGTAAAAAAACGTGGCTTTATCAGACGCTGCGTTTCAACGAGGTTACGGGCGAGTCAATCTTTGGTCCTGAGACAGAGTACACGCAGGACCAACTGATTCCGGACCCCGAGCCACCCGATTTTTTGCCGCCACTGCCACAACCAGATTTCCCTTGGTCGCTCGGGTGGCGGATTGGATGGAAGGAGACGAAGCAAGGAAGTACCGTGTCAACAGAGTTGATCATCGGCTATGCGTTCGACGCTGCCGATAATCTGCAGGAAGTGCTTTATGTAACTGTCGAGATTTATGCATCCACGGAAAAACCTATTGCCGGCAATGAATATGCTTTTAGACCGCCTAGCGTGGTTACTGGCGACGGTGGGTCGTATACGCATTACACAAAAATCGGAGGCGTCGTAAGCGATCCCGTCGAGTGGCTTTTCGACGGCATAACTCTAGCCAACGCAACGCCGAACGCCTATGGCGAATTCTTTATCTACGGTGTTGGCAACATAACGTTGAACGTAGAACGGTACACGAATCGAGTCTACGGCATGGCTATCAGAAAAATCGGCGAGACGCATTTTAACTACCTGCCGCCTGTCTCGCCTGATGGGCCGTCGCCCTATGTGGCAGACATCGTTTCAGCTTTCAAACCTTTTGCCACTTATCATCCGATAAAGCAGCTATTGGTATGGGAGACCGGCTTTGTGCAGTTCATCTAGGAGGTTTAAACCAAGCCATGTTCACACCCCTTGAGCTTGAGCTGCTGCGACTCGCCGCTCCGATCGCCGCGGCACTGTTCGCCTCGTCATCCGGCATCGCCGTCGCTGTCATCAAATGGTACTGGGGATCATTCGTCGAGCGCATCGATGCCCTTGGCGGTTCCGTGTCCGCAATGGATAAAAAGCTGGGCGTATTCGAGGCAGACGTGCGTGCCCAGCTCGCCGAAATCCGCAGCCAGACCCAACATCGTGATGATGTGATGGCCGGAAACGTGGCTGCGAGGATCCAGCGGATCGAAGGCATCTGCGAGACGCAGCACGGCATCAAGCCGCTGCGCCGTCACGACGACACCGGCGGCGCATCGTCCTGGCTGCAATCGAGCGACATCACCGGCATCGGCGCACGGTGAAGCGTCGCGCCAGGCTGAATTGCTGGCTCGTGGCGATGTGGTTTTGGGGCGCGTCGTGGTGCGCATACCCGATCGCGATTCGCCGGTCACACGCCTTTCCGCTCGTGCCACACTTCATCGCCACCCTGCCCGGCCGCTGGCGCCGATTCTACGCCGTCGAGTACATCCCGCCGCGCAGACGCCGTTGGACGCTGGATGATTTCGTACTCCTGTTTCGTGGGCGATACCGCATGACGGAGTATCGAGCGGTGTCCGTGCGCTGGTTTGATTCGCGCGAAGATTTGCTCGCGCATCAGGGGCGCGCGATCGGCGATCGGGAAATGAAAGGCCGCCCGTAGGCGGCTGGTTGTGCTGTCCCTTTTTCAGCGGTTTGCGGTACGCCATCAGGGCTGACCGGATCATTTTTCGGCCTTTGATCTTGCCGTTTTGCCCTGTCGGATTGTCCGGGCCAGACGCCAGCGCGGTCCCCGCTGGCAGGTATCAGGGTCTTCTCAAGCGCCCCTGCGGCGCCCCTCAGCAGGGGCCGTTCGCCTGCGTCTGGTTGATGGCGCATTGTGCGCCAATGGTTGCTGTTTTTGATGCGCGGCAAGCTTGCGGCTACTCGTCGTCGTCAAGCGCTCTAAAATACAGCCCTTGTCCTGCAACATTGGACTTCTTGTATTTCTCGATTCCAGCGGATATTTCCTCTGCTGTCAGGAAGCCGCCGTTAATAGCGTCTGCAATACATTCGGCTTCGGTGTCGCCAAATCCGAAATCTTCAAAACCGCTCGTCAGTGCCATCTTCATTTTTTTGCCCTCAGTTTTCTGAAGCTCTTCCCGAAGCCAGCTGGTGGTTATGCTTCGTCAGGATCTCGTGTGGCGACCTCCTCGCCGTGGTGTTTTTATAGGCCACTGATATTCAAAGCCAGGAGCACCCCGTGACTGCATGCCGCCACAAAGCAATTCATCCGGCGCGTCCATCATCCGCCCATGTTCGGCGGCTTCGCGTATCGCGAATTCGTTCATGTCCTGCCTTTCTTGCTCTTCCCATTTTTTTCGGTTTGCTATCCGAGCGCGCAACTCAGCCCGCAGCCAGGCCGTTCGCCCGAGCCGCTGCCACTCCTGCGCCTCGGCTTCCGTGACGTTGGCCACGATTCTGACGCTCGCTACTTCAGCCGGCGGCTTCGGCTTGGCTCCGGAGTTTTCGCGCCGTCCGCCGCGCTTGTTTTGCTCAGACATGCGATGCTTTCATGTCGACGATCAGGTTGCGATTGAAATCTTCATTGACGACGCGTAGATACGCGCCCCCGCGCTCGCCAAACTGCCCTCCGCACTGGCATCCTGAGATGCCGCATAGCGTGCGCCTGGCGCGCACCACTGTTTCGCGGCTGACTTTGTGATAGCCGGCGAAACGGCCATCCTTGATTTCAACCGGGGCAATCGTGACTTCCGTTCCGTGGAATTCGTTTGTCAGAGTAACTCTCATTTCGCTCTCCTGTGTTTGTTGATCGAATGACTACATTGTCCATGATAATCAAAGTAAGTCAAGCGATTTTTGACAGCCACGTCGAAATATTTTTCATGCCAAAATGCTGAAATCGTTTCCGCAACTGGCCATTACAACAAGCAGCCGCAAGGCATGCAGGAGTGCAAATTTCCCATAGTTGCGGAAATAAAGCGACCATATATGCTTGATTTCGCTGAATTGTCTGTCAGACGGCCAAACAGCGCGCTCATGCCGCCTGCAGCTCATCGGCCGCCTGGACGATGCCGCTTGCTTCGAGCTCGATCTGTATCTGCTCGGTCATGGAGTAGCTGATCAGCCGCTCCCTGGGGATGGTGAGGTATGCCGCGTGGCAGCGGTCGGTCACTGTCTCCGCCGCCTGGATGAGCTCGAGCGTGAGCAGTTCGCCGGCGACCAGGGCCAGGTACAGCTGGCGCAGTGGTGTAAGGTCGATCGGCAGCGATTCGCCGGCGACAATCCTTTCCCAGCACGCGACCCAGCCTTCGAGCGCCGGGCAGACCTCGCAGCGATCGCCGCCCCATATCTGCATGATCGGGCGATCGCCGACTGCGTCTATCTCGCCGCGTTTGAGCACCGCCAGCAGCTGGTACAGCGGTGCAAAGGTCTGGTACGCCTGATGGATGTGCGGTGCGCGCTGCATGTCCTGTCGCGCCGTCTTGCCGGGGTTGTGCCGCTTGCGCGGCTTTTGCGAGCGTGGCATCGTGTCACCTCATGTGCTGCGTGTTTGGCTCGCCGGTCCGCTTTTCTTCCCGCTCACCAAAAATTGGCTAGGCGTCCGGCCAGGTTCTTTGCTCGGTGCTGGGGTCAGTTTTGCTGCCATTGTTCGCCAATCAACTCGGAAAACTCGGTGGTCATTTCATCCGATGCGTCATCAACGCACCGCCTGCAACAGGCACGACCTCGAGCGTTCCAGTGCCCGTATTGCTGATTTTCCGGTCACTGAGCGTTTGCGGCAAAGCAGGAATTTCAGGTTCATCGATTCCAACTTTCTTCCCGGAATTGACCAGCTTCGTGTAATCGATTTCGCATCTTGCAGTGTCGATGATCCTCCCGGCAAGGTCGCAAACGGCACGTGACTGCTGCAAAACCTCCGGCGCTGGATTTTTTTCCCTGATGGCAGCAAGCTGCGCAAAGAGTTGATCCCGGAGCACGTCGAGAGTCGATGGAACGTCATTTTTCATCGGTGGTTTTCCTCCTGATTTGTCGTAAAAGTGCGCCTTTAAGCTGCCCGATATGCGCGATTTCCGGGCCGTAGTTGTGAATCGAGTTCCTACGCATCAGCTCTGCTCGAGACACAAGCTCGAGGTTATCGATTGCAACGTTGCTCTTGTCTCCGTCGCGAAATGTGAGAGCCATGCCTTTCGGAATCTTTCCACTACCGGCTTCCGCCCACACCAGATGATGAACCGGCACCCAGTCCCGCGGCGGGTAGCCGGTTTGGGTCATCTTGCGTTGGCGGTATCCGTGGATCAGTCGTTCGCTTCCAATCGGCAGGTAATTGTGCGGCAAGCTTTTTGGCTGAAAACGCGTTTGCACCGATCTTCCGCCAGCGTCATGTTTCAACCCCTTGTTCCATGTGGCGTGTCCCGGCTGGAAGCCCGTCCATCCCGGCGACTGATGCGCACGCCTGGCGCACTCCTGCAGGTGTGCTTTCATCCACAAAGGGTCTTTTTTGATCCTGAGCGCTACAGCCTTGTCATGCAGCTGCCCGGGCTTCAATCCGAGCTGTGCGGCGAGTTCATCCGTGCGCATGGTCGGATACCGTTCCGAAAAATACTGTTCTTCCTCGCGCGTCCAGACGTGGCGAGGATGATTCGTGCGCTTTACCACGCCACATCGTCCTGCGTCAGCAGGTTGTAGCCAGCGCAGTGACCCTGCCGGATCAACTCCGCGTCCACCTGCTCGTAAAGCTCCTCGAACGTTCCGTTGTTCACCAGCTCGACATCGGCCTCGATGCCGGCAACGCCTGATTCTGTCGGGTGATCCTGGTCGCAGCGCGGCACCCACCCGGGCCGCGTGACGCGCCACACTTGCCCGCCGTTCGCCCGGATGTAATCGGCTTCGTTTTGCATGCGCACATCAGTCACGACGAGCGAAATACCGCGCGCGATGTACGTTTGCACGCGACGAGCAAGAAGATTGACCCACAACGATTTTCCGATCATTTCTCTGCCCCATTCAGTGCCCATACTCCTCGCCAAGACTCGCCAACTGACCCCGACGCCAGGAATTTGCTTGTCCTTGTCGTCATACGCCTGAGCGCCGAGATTCATCGCCGCAAGCGCCTTTCGGATCGGCGCAGCAAAGCTGTCCTGGGCGAATCCACGATGCAGCGCCAGATACTCGCCAATGGTGTCTTTCCCTGAGCCAGCCTGACCGGTCAGTCCGATGATTATTTGCCGATTGTCAGTTGTCATTCGTCGCCTCAACTTTCATGCTCAAAAACCGCTCCATGATCCACGCCAGCATTTCATGCCGCGCGACGAATACTTCCTGGCGCAAAACGGGGCACGGCCGCACGCGTGACCACTCTACTGCGTGCCATTTCTCCGCGTTTCTGGTCTGCTCGAGCAGGCACAGAGAAAACACCGCGCCGACCCTTTCCATAGCTACCACAATGCCGTGGCTTTGCTCGCTGGCGATCACATGCAGACCTTCCGGAGCGACTTTCAACAGATCCCGGACAGCGCCTGCCGCAGCGTCCACAGTCTTGTTGAGCCGTAGCGGTGGCCCTGGCCATTTCTGAATCTGCGGATGACAGGCAGACATCAGCCGAACACCGCGAGAGCAAAGCCCATTCCGGCTGCGATCGTGGCGCAGTAGCACAGCCAAAACCAACCGGCTGCGTTGAGTAGCGGCCAGTATTCGGCAGATGTGTCTTCGCCGACGTCCAGGCTGCCGTGCGGAATGTCGTTTTTCATTCTGACCCTCCCACAATCCAGGCACCAAACCGAGCCCACCCGCTGAGCGGCTTCGCCAGCAGCGCAAACTGCCGGCCGTTGGTGTACAGCTTCATCCCTGGCCGCCTCGCTTTGCTCGCCTGCTCCAGCAGATCGCACACCCGGCTTTCCGGCTCTGCGGGGAAAAACACCGCGCACACCGCGGCGATACGCGGCGCGCTCATTTCGGCATCCATTCGACAAGGGCGCTTTCGAGCACGGTCTGGCGGATCACCGACCCGTTGGTGTGCGGCCGGTCGCAGACCACGTGCCATGCATTGCTACGCCAGGTGTTCAGGATCACCACTGCCTGACTGCCGGTTTCTGCAATTGTCACGTGGTCCCCGGGCGAGAACGTCGGCGGATAGGAAGCGTCCATTACGCCACCCCCCGCCGATTTTCACGGCCTTCAGCAGCAGCCAGACGCAGAGAAATGCTCAATTGCTCGTCCATCGCAACCTTCGCCGCCGCTCGCCAGGTAGCCGCCGCCTCGCGCAGTTTCTGATTTTCCGCCCGCAGAAGGTCGTTTTCCTGCTGCAGCGCATTCCCCTGTCTGTTCGACTCGGCCAACTTCTCGACCAGACAGTCCTGGCCGAAAAACTGCGTTACGGTTTGCGGTTTGCGCGCCATAAATATGTGTCCCACTGTTCCCTCCTGTGAATTTCCCGGACAGCCGGGCCCTACTGCTCGTCAGGCAAAAACGCGCGCGTCGCCCGAAAACCGACGCTCAGGTACTCACCCCACGTGAGCGCTGCCGACAGCGCGAAAGCGCCGGCGTCGCGATCAGAGGAAAATCCGCCGCCGCGGATCAGAGAGCGTTCGTCCCATACCTGCCTGGTCCGCGGCCTGATTCCCATTCCATGCGTCCAACTGGCAAACGGCGCCGTGGTCAGGCTGATGGACGACTCCTCTATCACGTTTGCCTCGCCGTTCAGCCGGCCCTGAACGTCGTCAAAAACCCAAGACCATGCATTGCCGCCGAAGTCGCAGATTTCGTGACCGTTGTTGAGCGTCTTCCAGCGCTCCTCGCCTTTGTGCGGCTGCCACATGGCGGACGCAGGCTCGGCCAGATCGCCCTTGCGGATGCCCTGGCGCAGCTTGCCGTTTCCCGGCGTGCGCCGCGTCCAGTTCGACGCCATCCGGCTGACGTTCCAGGCGATCGCCAGCCATTGCGACTCGCGAATCAGCGACCAACCCATTGCCCGGCAGTGATCGATTGCACGCGGGAAACTGGTCCGCACAAGAGGCGGGAAACCTGGTGCAGAAAGCAGTTCTCCGGACGGCGATCGACTGATCAGAAACTGCGAAACCTCGAAAGCCGGCACGATGCGACCATGCGGCAGGTGAGTTTCAGGAACCGGGATGAATTTTTGCTGCTGACTCATGGGCGTTCCTTGCTGGGTTGTGGTTGTCTGAACTCGTCTCTCCGAGCTGTCGCGGGGCTTTCGTTTTCCCGTTACGCTGGCCGTGGCGCCAGTCCCTTGAAATCAGCGCAGCGTTCGACATTCCCGTGTCACTGCAGCCGTGCCTTTCAGTTCGTGGTTCTGTCGTTGCGCGGGCCTTCGGGGTGCTGCGCTCAATCAGTTGCGGTAGCGGCGAACGACGCTTTCCTGCACGACGCGGACGGTGCCGGATCCGTAGCACTCGCCGACGTGCGAACCGGCCGGCAGCATCGTCGGGGCGTCCATGGCCGCCAGGCTCGTATCGCGCTCGACGGCGCAAGCGGAGCCTCTACCTTGATGACGAAGGCCGAATACGACTCTGTAAATTTGGGCCGCTGGCAGTTGGCAGATGGTCGGCATGTGTTGACTCCGTCGGTTAATGTGGACATAATCGCAAATGCGCTTATAGATGTCAAGCGCAAATGCGCTTTTGAAAGTTAAAAAAAACCGCCAACTTGGCGGCTGGTGTTCCATGTCGGTGCGCTACCTGGGCCGATACGTCGGCGGCGCGTTGTAGATCGTCGTGCGGTTCGTGACCTGGTCGGGCTCTTCCATGCCGCACGCCGAATACATCCGGCGCCGCGCGGCGCCGATCGACGCTGCGTCCTTGCGGATCGAGCTCGCGTCGACGTCATAGCTCCATTGCGCCTCCTTGCATTCCCGGCTGTTTTTTGCCTCTGCTCTGAGGTCGCTGCGTGTCCTGCCCGTTGTGATCGAGCGCCCGTTCTCCGCCTCGGAAATCATGCGCCAGTGATCGGCGGTCAGTGCAAGGCCTTTCGCGCGCGGTATGTCGCCGGATCCAATCGCCTCGGCGACCTTGGCGTCGAGCATCGCCGCCTGTCTCTCTGCTGTCGATGGCTGCCGATAGCCGTCGGCTTGCCCGCCAACAGCCTCGGCCCGCATTTGCTGCTGTCGGTCAGTCGTCGCGCATGGCACATCGCGGAAGCTCGTTGATCCGTTGGGTGCGACGCACTTGTAAAGCATGCCTTGCGCACTCGCCGTCCCGTAGCAGGCCAGTAGCGCAACGAAGAAAACAGGGGTCCGGCTCATGGGGTCTCCTTGTGTGGAAATGGTCACGAATGGACCAGGTTCAAAATGCTGTCGTCGCCTGGCCGTGACGAAGTTACTCGCTGCGGTGCTGGGGCCCGGGCACCATCATACTGCGGTAGTCTGCGAGTACGATCACTGCACACCGTGTTTTTTTTTTGGATGCTGGTGGTTGGCAAGCGCACCCCTGACGGCGCCGAGGGCGAGCTGTCGGCCGTTGGGGTCAGTTTCCTGCATCAGGCGAACCACTTCGGCTATCGCCGAGTCTTCCACAGAATAGCCGCCGTTCTTCGATTCCGCGCGCATGGCCACTACCAAGGAGGGCTGCGCGCTATACGGAGCTGGCCGGAATTCCTGCGGGCCGCGGCCTTCGGCGAGCCACAATGCAGCGACGCCGAGCACGTCAGCGACCCGCGCCAGCACCGTTGAGCCTTGGTTTCTGCCGTTTTCGATCGAGGCGATTGTTGTCTGGCCGCACTTCACAAGCTTAGCCAACTGAGCTTGGGAGAGCCCCTTGGCGTGCCTCGCCGATCGCATGCGTGACGCGAGCGTATCCATAGCGCAATTGTGCTCCGAAAAAAAAGCGCATAGGCGCTTGCAAATCAAGCGCGGTTGCGCTTAGAATCTTCGTCATGGACTGGAAACGACTTATTCGAGAGCTGCAGCAGCAGATGACGCAGCGAGAAATTGCGGATGCATGCAACACCGGACAGAGTCACATCTCTGCTCTGGCGCGCGGCGTAAGGCTGGCACCGTCGTGGGAGCTCGGAAATAAGCTCATCACCTTGCACTCCGAGCGCTGCGAAAAGGTCGCCGCGTGACAACCGATCTCCTCCCCTGCCGTGTCTTGCCAACCCCGCGGCAGTTCGCCGGCCCTTCGGGGCTGGCCTTTTTATTCTCGTAGCCATGGCTGCAAGACCTGGCCCAAGGCCATCAGGCCGCGTCAACCCAGTCAAGACCATGCTCGACGATGACGAGTACGGCGATCTGCAGGTCTTCAAGGCAGTCAATGGCATTTCGTCAGACTCCGAAGCGTTGGCTCTGGCCTTCCGCCGCTTTTCCCGCGGCGCGATCGGAAGCTTGCCCGATCTGTCTCGGATGTGCTGTCCATCAGCGTCCATCAATAGTCCACTGAAAGGAGCGCAGCGTGCAGCTTGAGCTTGACCCGGCAACCCTTGCCGACGTTGAAATGCTGGCCGATCGCACCGGCCTTCCAGTGGTTGAGGTCGTCAAGGCCATGATCTACACCGGCATGTACGGCTGCACTCATCCGGCCGTCGAAGCTCTCGCGAGCATGCTGTCCAACAGAGTCCCGAGGATTGCGGCATGACACCAGCTCAGAAACGTCAGGTCTTCCCGATGCGACCGACCACCCCAGCCGAGAAGCTGATCAACTCGGCGAACAGCTGCATCACCAGCGTCTGGCCACTGTCCGCGATGCACTCGGCAATGGTCGAGTACTGCACCACCATCAGCACCAGGCTCGATCCCCACCCATGCGGCGAACCTCTAGTGGACGCCAGGCGTTGAGCGACATTGTCGACCTCGCGCAGGCTGCCGAAGCGCTGCATTTGTCCCTATCCATGGCCGCAGCCCGCAATCAGCCAGGCCGACTGTTACCTGTCGGCTCCTGCCACAACTGCGGCGAGGAACTGCAAGACAACGCGAGCGCTCTCTTCTGCTCGGCCGACTGCCGAGACGACTACGAGTACCGCGCCAGACTCCTGCATCCCAAGTAGACCCCGCCCCCTGTCATGGTAAGCAAGCCGCTCTTGCGCAACTCATACGCAACCCCTCAACGCCGGGTAAAAGGTACTCCCGCAACCCTACACATTGCGGGTAATGCG